CACCCGCCGCGCCCCGCGGGGGGGGGGGGGGGCCGTTAGGGCGCGGGGGTTGCGCGCTGGTGAACGACTGAATATCACACTCCCCCAACAGTGGGCCGCTCACAAGAAGGACCGCACATAGAGGGACAGGACCGCAAGCCAGCAGGATGCAGCGAGCGGAAAGGAGGGCGACGGAGTCGCCAGCAGCAAGGACGCACGAACCACCCGCCGAGCAGGACGCAAAGCGGGCATTTTCACAGGAACGGAAACGAAAGGACACGGCATATGAGCACGGAAATCAGCACACACAGAGCCAGCACAGGGCTGGCACTTCAATCGTTCGACGACGCTTTCCGCTTCTCCAAGATGGTGGCGGCATCGGAGTTCGCCCCCAAGGATTTCAAGGGCAAGCCTGAGTCGTGCATGCTGGCGATCCAGCACGGCAGCGAGGTCGGGCTTTCCCCGATGCAGAGCCTTCAGTCGATTGCCGTCATCAACGGCAGGCCGACCATCTGGGGCGATGCCGCCTTGGCGTTGGTTCAGTCCTCGCCAGTGTGCGAGTACGTCAAGGAGTACGTCGAGGGCCAGGGCGACAACCTGACGGCTGTCTGCGAGGCAAAGCGTCGCGGCTACCCAGCACCTACCGTCAGCCGGTTCTCAATGGCTGATGCCAAGCGTGCTGGTCTGGCTGGCAAGTCTGGCCCGTGGAGTCAGTACCCAGAGCGGATGCTGGCTCTGCGTGCCCGTGGCTTTGCCCTTCGCAATGCGTTCGCTGACGCTTTGCGGGGCTTGATCACCGCCGAGGAGGCACAGGACTACCCGCAGCCAACCGTGGCGTCAGAGCCCATCGTGGTGCGTCCCAAGTTCGATGACGAGCCGCGACCGGCGAAGGTCGTGCTGTCGCCCAAGGCGAAGCAGGAGCCGCAGCGGACTCGGGCCGAGGCGGGACGCCTGGCTATCAGCGCCGCCAGCACCATCGAAGCCTGCGAGGCACTGCGTTCCAAGCTGGACACGTACGCCAACGCAGGCGAGATCACTGACGCCGAGTTCGCAGAGTTGACCAAGCTGCTGATGGGCAAGGTCGAAATCCTCATGACGCGAGAGGAGGTGACGGCATGAGGCTCGCAGAGGAACTCGACAAGTTCGCCTACACGATTGATGAGGTGCTGCGTGGTAGCCGCTACCACAAAGCCGCCGACATCGTGCAGATAGCGTTTCGGGACATCAAGCGGCACGACGTAGAGATGCCACAGCTTCGGCGTCGCATCGCAGAGCTTGAGGCTGAACTGGCGACGCTCAAGCCGCCAGCGCCGCCGGTTGAGCGAGAAGAGTACGGGCAGCACATCAAGTACACGGGGGACTGACACAGACCGGCACGCCATTGCCGCAGCTGCTTGCATCGGAGCAGCGTTGGTCGCCCAGCGGATGGGTGGCGAGTAACTGCCGCAGCTGCGGCTTGTCTCCAACAGGTAACGCAGCCGGATGCCGCACGAGACGCGGCCAATACACGAGGGAAAGGACGCACGGATGGGCAGTCACGGAATGGCAAGGTGCGAGCGGCTGGCAAAGCTCGTTTCATTGAAAGCACCAATCAAGCTGCTTGTACATGAGGCCAGGATGCTTCTCCGCGAGCACGAGGAAGACGACCTTGCTTGGGGCGTGCTGCCTGGTGTCGTGCGTTGGCGCAGCCTTGTCATCTGGTCGCTTGTCTGCCTGTGTAAGCAGAACGCCGACCAAATTCTGTCGCTCAAGCGTCAAGTTCGTGAACTGAAGCAACGCGCAAAGCAGTCAACGCAGGAGACATCCGCATGAGCGACTACTACGCAGACGACGTCAGCACGCTGCCGCTATTTCGCCGCACCGATCCAGTGACGAGCAAGGCCGCAGCCGCAAGCGTCAAGACGTTTGCAGGCGAGCACCACGCGGCGATCCTTGAGGCGCTGTCGCACGGGCCGGCAGGGGCGTCAGGCATCGCTGCTCGATGCGGACTGCTCGGGCACCAAGTCAATAAGCGACTCACGGAGCTTGCCAAGGCTGGCAGGATCGTTGCGACGGGACGGCTTGTGGCGAGTGCGAGTGGACGTGGCGAGAGGGAATGGAGGTGCGTATGAGCATGCAAAAGCAGCCAACGTTCACGCAGACTCTTATGCGTCTGATCCGAAAGATGCTTAACGACATGGCAGCCGAAGATGGACGGTCTATTGAGTCGAGCCGCGCGTTGTACGAAGCGGCAAACGCTATCGGCAGGAATCACGTGGCACTCGTCAAGGAGGCCGCCGAGGCGGTTGAGTGGCAAAAGCAGCTACAGAGCCGGGAGGCAAGTAATGTCGGCAGATGAACGAGTGGACATTTACATGCCGCTCTACGTCAGAGACTTCCTGACTGCCACGATCGGTTGGACGGCCTCTGAGCGAGGACACTACCTCACCCTACTGATGCTGCAGTGGGACAGGGAGGGACTGCCATCAGACATTGACGCTCTGGGCCGGCTGTCGCCTGGCGTTGCCGAAGTTTGGGGCATGCTCCAAGACAAGTTTCCGCTAGAGCCTGATGGCCAGCGACGCAACGCGAGGCTGGAGGAGCATCGTGGCCGGGCAGTCTCGCTTCGCCGAAAGCGATCTGAGGCTGGCAAGGCAGCTGCAGCCGCACGGATTGGCTCCATCAATCGTTCATCAAACGTTGAGCAATCGTTGAGCAATCGTTCATCAATCGTTAACCATCCACCTTCACCTTCACCTTCACCGTCAGATTCAGGGATTTCTTCTAAAGAAGAAATCATTCAACCGGCTGCGCCGGTTGTTGCTACGAGCGATTCGCCGAAGCGGCGAAAACGCTCGCAGCACCACAACGCAGTTTCTTGGAGTTGTGAAACGGGCTGGGCAGGGATCACGGCAGAAGACCGCAAAACGTGGGCCGAAGGATTTCCGGCTGTCGTGCTTGATGTCGAGCTAATCCGAGCATCCGAGTGGCTGAAGGCCAACCCAACTCGGGCTCACAAGAGCAACTGGCGTCGCTTCCTCGTCTCGTGGCTGACTCGGTCGCAAGATCGCGGCGGCACAAACCGCAGCGTTGGGAAGAGTGCAGACGATGCCGCCAAGAGGGCGTTGCTTGAGCGTAAGTCAAAAGAGTTTGCCGGATACAGGCCCGCACCATACCGCACGCCAAAGGAAGTCATGGCGCTTGCAGCATCAATGAAACTCAAGGAGGAGGACGCATGACAACAACCACAGAACGCCAGCCGCTCACGGCCCGCCAGCAGGACGTGCTGACGTGGATCGCAGGCTACATCAACACGCACGAGTACCCGCCAACGCTGCGAGAGATTCAGCACCACTACGGGTGGAAGACGCCCAACGCGGCGAAGTGCCACTTGGAGCCGCTGCGGCGGAAAGGCTACGTGACGTGGCAGGAAGGCTGCTCGCGGACGATCCGCGTGATTGGAGGTGACGCATGAATCCCGAGTGGCACTACCTCCCGGCACCGCTCGATGTCGTCCAGGCGTTGATGAGTCGTGCGTGGGACGACGACGTGAGCGACGACGACCGGATTCTCATCGAGACGGCTGCGCGAACGCTAGAGGCGACGCTAGAGCGTTGCGTGAGGCTCGCCAGCGTGATTGAGAAGACGGAGGTTGGGCTATGAGCGACATCGCCTTGGTCTGCATTGGTTCGATTTTGCACGCCGTGACGTTCACGGTTGGCATTTTGGTGGGGACTTCTCTGCGAAAGGATGTGCGGAATGACAGCAACGAAGGAACGAAGAAAGACGAAGGCTGGTGGCATCAGCCTGTCAGCGCCGGAAATCAAGGCGGCTCTAGCAGCCGTGGGCCAGGCGGTGCCAAGCCGGTCGCCACGGCCCATCTACCAGTCAGTGCTCCTGTCGGGCGCGGTTCTGTCTGGGAGTGACGGCGATGTCCGCATCGACGTGACGCTTGAGACGGTCCCGAGCGATGTGAGTCTGCTGCTGCCGAAGGACAGGCTGTCTGCCATTCTCGGCTCGCACTCGGGCGATGAAATCACGATCACGCCTGACGAGTCGTCGTGCGTCATCAAGGCTGGGCGTGGCGAGTGGACGCTGCCAACGGAAGACGCGGGCGAGTACCCGGCGTGGGACGTGGTGGGTGCGAAGCCTGTTACACGGTTGCCGGTGGATCAGTTCTGCCGTGCCGTGAAAGGCGTCGTCTTCGCCGTGGACGACGAGTCGAGCCGCTACGCTCTCGGTGCCGTGCTCGTCGAAGTCAAGGGCGAGGTCGTCACGTTCGTCGCCACGGACGGTCGCCGGCTCTCGTGCGTGAACTGCGAGCATGACCTAGCGGTGGACGACTCGCAGACGCTCGTCCCGGCTCGTGCGATGGCAATCATTGCTCGGCTGGCTGCGTCAGCGGGTGATGCCAGCGTGCAGCTGGAGACGACCGGAAAGGAAATCGTCGCCACGGTTGGCAGCGTGACGGTCAAGGCTCGCCTGCTCGACGGTCGCTACCCTCGCTGGCGTGACACGCTGCCGGAACGTGATGCCAAGGCAACCACGGTCAGCCGTGCGGACCTGCTCGCAGCGACGCGGGCCGCAGCCATCGTGACCAGCGACGAGAGCAAGGGCGTGCAGTTCTCCTTCAGCGACGGCGGCATCTGGCTGCACGGGCAGAGTGCCGAGAAGGGCGAGTCGAGCGTCACCTGTGACGTTGTCGAAGCCGGTGACAAGGCGACGGTCAAACTTGACCCGCTGTTCGTCCAGCAGTGGCTCGGCGGCATCGACAGCGAGGCAGAGCCAGAGGTCGAGGTCGAAGCCGTGGACGCACAGTCTGCCGTCATCCTGCGATGCGGCGATAACACTGGCGTGATCATGCCACTGGCGGTGGACTGATGGGAAAACACGGTTCATGCGTCTACAGCGTGGCCCGGTTGGAACAGCTTTGGGCGGCAGGCAAGACTCACGTCGAGATTGCCGCCGCCCTTGGCTGTGCAACTGCGTACGTCGCTGAACTGGTGGCACGGCACAACCTTCCGAGGCGACGCCGTGCGTACCACGGACCACAGGAAGACGATCCGACGCCAGAGCAGATAGCGGAGCGTGCGGCGGAATGTCGAGCACGGCGAGAGCAGCCAGCAGTGCCAAAGACAGAGCGAGTGAGCGCCCCGAAGTATTCATGGGACGGCTACCGCTTCCACGGGATTACTTGACGCGCCGTCTAGTGTGAGTCGCAGTGCCGCACGGAGCGGCTGTCACAAGGACGAAAGGACTGACGATATGCAACGGATTGTATTGGCTCTCGCGTTTCTGATTACTACCCCCCCCGGCATCATTTTTGGGCAGGACGTGATCATCAACGCTAGGCGGGTAAATATTTCTTCGGCTCAGGATGACGCCGAGCAAATGGCACGCTCGGGCGTGCTGCGTCACTGCGGCACAGCTGGAGGACGCCGTGAAGGCATCGGCTTCTCGTCGTCGTCGCCTGATGCTGCGCTGCGGAACTGCTGCTACTACGGGCGATACCGCATCGTTGAAAAGGGAGTAGCCCGTGGTCCGCGTGGCTGGTTCGCGGTGATTCGCTACGAATGAGCAAAGGCTGGATAACAGTCGAGTTCCTCGGCGGCCCACTGGACGGCGCTTTGCGGCCCGTCCAAGTGGGCGTCGCCGTTTTCTATTTGGCGAATGGTGCCGTCATCCATGCGTATGCGTTGGATGAGATTCATGAGGGGCACTACGTGCGACAGGTGATGCGGCACTTCGAGGTGCTCAACGTGTCGCACTGGTTTGCTTGACGCTGCTGCGATGATCCGTGCATGAAGCCGATCACGTTCAGCGTCGCAGGCGACCCAGTGCCACAGCCTCGGGCACGCATCACGACTCGCGGCAAGTTCGCGCATGCGTACACGCCGAAGAAGCATCCGATCAACGACTACCGAAAAGCAATATCGCAAAGTGCGATAGAAGCGATGGGCGACGCAGAGCCGACGTCAGAGCCAGTAAGCGTCGTCATCGACGCTGTGTTCGCACGACCGAAGTCACACATGACGAAGCGTGGTGTGAAGCCAACAGCACCGAAGCTTCCACGACCTGACTGCGACAACATAGCCAAGGGTGTGCTCGATGCGTTGGCGTTAATCGTGTGGCTTGATGACACGCTTGTGCAGCGACTTGTCGTGGAGAAGAGCTATGGCGATGAGGCGAGAACGACGGTGAGGGTGCAGTAGCAAAAAAGATTTGACACCCGCCGTACAACCAATGGCGAAAGGATTCACCTATGGACAACACAAAGACCCAATCAAGCGAGAGCTTGGTTGACGTGCTGATTAGCGAGCATGAAATCGAGAAGATTTGCACGTCCCGTGCATCGCAAAACAACAGCAACGCGAGGACATGCGAAGAGCCAGAGCGTCTGCGGGCTTCTGACTTGCTGGACCTTTACTACAAGCAGCAGGGCAGATGCTGTTGCTGCGCTGTAGCTTTGACAACGAAATCGATACAGCTTGATCACATTGTCGAAGCAAACCACAGGGCGAAACTCGCCGCTGTCATCGCCAGGCAGCCGCATTCGTTTGGACCAAGTGCAGCCATCTCGAATGTTCAGTGGATTTGCAAGACATGCAACTCCGTGAAGGAAACATGCCGCCGGCACAGAATCGAGCTAACGAACTACGTCAACGCTGTTGCAGTCCAAGCGAGCAATGGATTTCCGATTAGAAAGGCAATCAGCGTAACTGGGGCTTTTAAAACAAAGTCGGAGCTTCGTGCGGATGCTCTGAAAAAGCTTTTTGACAGGCGGCGGCAATCACTTACGGTGCGTGAGGCCTGCGAAGCAATTCACGGCACCGAATACGATTGCTGTTCGCAGCTTGTTGCCAAGGAATTGCGTCGCATTGGGTGGAGGGGCGCTTCGTGGCGTGCCTCGCAAAAGGTCTCGCTTGTGTTTGATGTCGTGTCGTCTACTGCTAGTGCCATGAGGACAAAGAAAGATTGGTGGCGTCTCGTAAATGAGAAGATGGTCGAGACAATAGAGTCGTCTATTTGTTTCGTGCGATTTTGCCAAATCGTAGACGACAACGGCATACAACTTGCCGTGCGCGACGATGCGCCTGCATATCGGCCAAAAGCCTCGCTGCTTCGAGCGCCATGCTCGCAGGATCGTGCAGCAGTTCTGTTTGTCGCCAAAGAGGCAGGCGTGCGCGGAATGGCTCCATGCGACATCATTGAAGCAGTTGTTTCTGACAACAAACCAGAGCAAATCGTTGTCGCCGCTATTGATGAATTAGTTGAGGCTGGGAGGCTCCAGCAAGCCGTCTCAGGGAATGGGGCATTGGTATACGCCGCTGATAGCAAAGAAGCAGCAGAAATCATCGGCGTGTCTTTGACACGACTTAAGAAGTGGGCTACGCGGAATTGGGATGGGTGCGAGAAGAAGCCAGAGTTTTTCAAGGCATCTGATAAGCCAAAAGGCCACCGCTTTTATGCGTTGGACAAACTCCATG